GAAACGGCAGCCGCACTCAATAGTTCCAGAAGGGTCTCTTAAAGTCAATACAGACATTTCGCCTTCCTTATACTGATGTGCATATCCATAAATGTCTGCCATACCAGCAATAGTCTCTTTTGTTGAATTAGAAAGATTTGGACGAACCATAACTTTCTGTGTTCCGTCAGGAGCATCTAATGTTGATTCTTTGTGGTGACCAATGAAGAATACTGCGTATCCTAACTGAGTCAAACCACGGAATACATCATTAAATTCATCTTTGAACTTAGTCCAACCTTTACCATAGCCAAGGTCACCAAGGTCTTCGATATCATTCTGCTGACAGATATATTTCTTACATCTATCTGCGGCAACGTCAATTGTGTCAACGATAACTGCATCAAATGTTGCCTTTACTTCTGGTTTCTTAAGCTGACTGTAAACAGTCTTCATTTCACCCCAAGTTGTAATATCCTGTGCCATAACACCAGGTAATGCGTTATAACCAGGCTCGAAAGCTAACAACAATGACTTGCCCATCTGAGTAGCCAAAGTGGTCTTTCCTGTCTTAGGAGCACCATAAATGTAAGTAATATAACCAGATAAATCTCTACTTACTTTGTGTGGTTGAATTTCCAATAAATTGATTGCCATTTTCGATTATCTCCTTAATATTATTGTCTATGAAATTACTATCTTCTAATATATTTAATTGAGAACGAAGTCCCCTTAAAGGGGACTCGTTATTAGAAATCGTAACCACCCTCAGCTGCTGGCTTGTTAGCTGCGGCGTTTCCACCCTGCTTAGAAGCCTTGTACTCATCCTGACGCTGCTTAACAGTTGCAAGATAAGTCTGACGTGCGCTCATAGCGTCTGTCATTTCAGCTGCTGTAATTGTCTCCTCATCATCCCATACATAAGGCTCTTTCTGTGCCCAAGTAATGACAAAGTCCTTACGAGAGCTCTTAACCTCTCTTACAGAAGCCTCACCAAATGCAGACTCTTCTGTAATTGTACGAGTAATAGTCTCAGAAACCTGACGACCCTTAACCTTAGTAAATACTGGATTCTTGCTAGAAGCCTCAAGTCCCTCAAAGTAAGCCATTGCATTCTCATTTAATACTGAGAACTCTACTGGCATAAGGCTCTTACGGAAATCGAAGATTGCGCCCTTAACAACACACTTCTCAGGAGTCTTCTTCTCTTCATCAGCCTCGATGCGCTTTACACCTGTGATAACAATATCAGTTTCAAATGTATTACGGGTCTTCTCATCTTCAGCTAACTGAGCGCAAGTATGAACGAAACCACCCTCGTTTCTCTTCGCACTTACAAGCTCTTCCTTACCATTACGGTCAGTGTAGAACTCATTTAATCCGATTGCAGAATCAATACGAAGCTTAGCTGCGTTATCTGCACCACCTGCCATTACTGTTGCAAGCTTACCATCAATAATATCTTTCAATACTCCAAAGGTTGCATTAGCTCCGCCCTTTGCAGTAGTTGCAGTCACATAAGTGAAGTGAACAGGAACTACGTTAACCTGAGCATCGTCAGTCGCAAGACTAACTGTACCCATAATAAACTCTGTTCCAGGGTTCTTAGAGTTAGGACCAGATGTTCTCAACTCTAAAGCGTGCTCATAAAGTAAACCTTCAATGTGAGTTCTGTTAATCATTGTTTTCATAATTTTACTGTCTCCTTTTAATTAAACTATTTCTTTATTCTTACCTTTTTCGGTTAAAGTATAAATAACCGGGTCTTGACCAATCTTTTCAACATATCCGTCTGTAACTAGCTTACGGATTGCACCAGATACTGTTCTTGAAGAAACGAATAATCCCTCTCCAATATCTTTAGCTTTGAAATTATCTTTGTCAGAGTTATCCTGCATATACTTCAAAATCAGCTTACCATTATCAGTAAACTCTGGCTTATCTTCTTCTTTCACTGAAATAAAAGCTTCCCAATAAGACTTCGCACTCTCACTCTGCCATTCATAGCCAAGAGAGTCAATCATACTATTAACTTCGCTAATAAAATCCTGTTTCTTTGACATTTTAATTTACTCACTTTCTTTATTTTGCTAGAATTTTTATTCCTTATACATATATTATACAAAATTTAATGAAAAAAATCAATTACATTCTTCCACTAAGCTTGCGCTAACTCATCAAGAAAGATGAGATGTTGTGCATATGGTAAATCTCTAGACATAGCAATAAAGTTTGGTAGAGTTGCATTGTCCTGTCCTGACCACTCGTTTAACTTATGAAAACGTCTCTGACCTCTCGAACACATAGCCAAAAAGTTTTCATAATCCATGGTTACTGTTCTAGTCTGAAGCCAGCTCTCAGGTAACCAACGAATGAGTTCCTTCCAATATCTTTTATCTTGGGTTGCAAGATATTTCAAACGCAAACTTTCAAGGAATTGAATAAAATAATCAATCTCCTCTGGGTTTGTAAAAATTGAATTGTCATAGTCATCAATTTCAAAACAATCAAGTGTAATTGGCTTACTTGCCATCTTGTGCATTGTAGATGTACTATTAGCAACTGTGCCTACTTTGTAAGTGTCAAATTCTTTCCACCAGTAGAGTGGAGCAGTGATGTCAACAGATACAAAAATTTGTCTCATAAATTTTCTATGCTCTGAACCGCCTTTGATTAAAGCTTGCGCAAGTCCCATATCATTCGGACCGATAAACGCAAAAGTGCAATAATCATCATCAACTTGAATAATACCATTCTTAATTAACCATTCATGTTTCTCTTCCAAAAGAGCCTCATAATTCTCTGGCATTAAATCTGGATACTCTTTACGAATCCAAGCATCTGCAACATCATCTGCGATTGTATCTACTTGGTCAAGATGCGCAATTCCAAATTGACTATCTGACTTATCCCAAGAATTCTTAGGATTTCTCATACCTCTTAAGGCGTTATCAAAATTATAAACAGATATATTTTCAAACTTCATTATTTGCTAACTCCTTTATTACTGTTATAACCAAATTCTGCTGATTTATACAATTCGATATATTTTCTTTCTTTCTCGTTTAATTCAGCAGCGCTGCATTTCTCCAAGAGCTCCCATGAGAAATTCTGAAGACCGTCTTCCATCATCGCTTGATAAAGTTTATTACCTGCGGGACGGTCGATGTCGAGACCGCATTTTGCGTGTTCTTTCCATCTTGCAGCCATATCTCGCGCCTGTCCAATATAAACTTGGTCAGTTGTTTGATTTGTGATTTTGTAAATACCAGTAACAGTTGTTGTACCTAATATATCATTGCACAACTGAGTCATTGGTTTTTGATAATATGTCTGCCAAATTAACATAGATAATATACGAGGTTTATTTAAACGACTTTTCACTTTCTCAAGTGTCTCAATGTCACTTAAATCAATCGGGTCGACTTGTAAACAATAGAAATCAAGTTGTTCTTTAATTTCTTTTTCACGAACCCTTGCATTTATACTTGCTTCAATAGAGGCCGCAAGTTTAGCCCTCTCCGCTTCTAATTCCTCAACCTGGCGACGTTTAATCTCCATAGTTTTATTCATATCTTGAACAAGGTCTTCCATAAGTTTATGATATTCTGTCTCATAATCATCTTCAATCTCTTGGTATTTCTGACTTAACTTTTCCATAGAAGACTCTACTCCAGCTATCGCCTTGTCCATGGATGCTTTTGCTAAAGCCTCTGCGGCTTCCTCTGCTAATTTAACAGTGCAGTTATACTGAGATTGAGCACTTAAGAGCTCTCTTTCAATAGATTCCTTTTGGATTAGAAGTTTCTGATATTTATTTTCTTCTTCACTATTTAATTGTCGAATTTCTTCGTTGATGGAGACGCGTCGGCGCAATAAAATGCATAAAGGTACCCCCGCAATCAACAATCCGACAATTATACATAAAATATAAATCATCATGTTGTCCACTAAAGATACAAAAAGGAGACAGAATTACTTCTGTCCCCTCCGTTTATTTACTGAATTATTCAGCAGCTTCTACTGCGTCTGGGTCAAAAGTCTTACCAGCATCAGTAAGTCTCAAAATCTTAACTGCCTTGTGAGTTCCATCTTCTAACTCAACTTCTGCAGGAATACGCTCGCCGTAACCTTTTCTCTGGATAGCTGAAGTGAAAGCGCCATCAACACTTCTCTTCTCTAAGCCCAAAGCAGATGCTACATCAGCAGCTGTAAGGTCTACATTTGTATTCTCCTGTAAATACTTCAATACTTTCTTAGAATTTTCTGACATTGCCATAGTTTTGTTCTCCTTTTTAATAAAAAATTTTAATTGTTTCGCCAAGTTCTTTTTTCTTGGTTATATAAAGATTATATCAAAAAATTTTGAAATTTTCAAGAACGAGAGGATAACATGTCTTGAACAAGTTCATCTACAACCATCATATCTTCGAGATTATCAAACTTTTCAGTTAAATCATTTATGGCTTGCATCGCTTTAACGCGAGCTTCACGTGTAGATGTTGGGTCGCTTAAAACTTTCTCATTTTGGGCGATTGCTTTAGCGATACCTCTCAATTCTCGTCGTCTCATAATTTTTGTATCTCCTTACTACATTTATAGTATATCATTTTTTTTTCAAAATGTCAAGAATTTTTATAAATATTTTTCAATAAATTCTTGTTCTGTGAGTATCGGGATACCTAATTTCTGCGCTGATACATTCTTCGCAGAGCCTGACGTATTATCATTGTTGATTAAATAGTCGGTATTCTTGCTCACAGAGCCTGCAACCTTACCACCCTTTTTCTCGATTGCATCAGCCAATTCTGCTCTGTTTTTGAACTTGGTAAGTTTTCCTGTAATTACTATTGTCTTATTTGACAAAGACATCTCTTCTTTTGGTAATTCTGCAATAGAATTTTCATCTATCCAGTAAGGATTTGTGACAGTTGACTGTAAATAATTAAAGAAAATTTCATCAGCTTCTCGGTAATCAAAGGTCTTTAAAGAGTTAGACATTGCTTCGCCGAAACCATCCCACTGAGTGAAATCAAAGTTGCCTTCAATATCTTCTCGAATTTGAACCCAACCATATTCCTTTTTAGCCATTTCTTTTGCCACGGAAGTACCGATAAGAGGAATACCTAAAGAAGAAATAAATTTATCGAAAGTAACATTCTTAGAAGCCTCGATAGCATTTAGAATATTACTAACTGACTTTTCTCCAA